GTATTTATTTTGCGAGCCGGCAATTGCTGCGATGGATATGGTTTCTAAATTAAATGAATTTGCAGCTCAGTTAGGATATGGGGGTTCAGAAATTTTCCCTAAGCAGATTTCTAGAGCGAACGAACGTGACAGAGGTAACTGGATAAATTTAGCATATTGGGATGGCGACAAAACAGAACGCTATGCAATGCACAACGGCAAGAAGTTAAATTTAAAACAGTTTTGTGATCTTGCTGAAAAGAAAAGAACCAATTACGAAAATCTAGAGAAGTTTACATTTGACCTCGTTAATCATTTTGAAGATGGGCCACCTTGTTTACAACACATTATGACAATGGGATTCCCAGAAGGTGGACGAAACATCTCTCTGTTCAATGTTGGCGTTTATTACCGCAAGAAGAATCCTGACGACTGGCAAGAAGATTTAATGAAGTTTAACTATGAGCATCTGCCTGAGCCTTTGCCAAGCAGTGAAGTTAACGCTCTAGTAAAATCAGTAAGCAAAAAAGAATATGCCTACACATGCAAACAAACACCAATATGTAACTATTGCGAGAAGTCTAAATGCATGAAGAGAGATTATGGTGTTGGGGGTTTTGGTGGGGGTGTTTCAATTGAAGTAGATTCAATAACAAAATACGAAACTGAAAACAGACAATCAGTCCGTTGGTACATAGAAATGCAAGGTGAACGCATAGAAGTAACAACACCCCAACTATTAGACCAAAGGCAACTGCAAAAGTTATGCGTTGAAAAATTAAACAAATGCCCATCAACAATGCCATCCCAGCAATGGGAAAAAAGAATAAATGAATTGTTGCTTAGTGTAGAGGTAATTGTTGATCCTGACGATGCATCGCCTCAAGGCCAGTTTGAAAAGATGTTAGACAGCTTTTTAACCGGTAAAGTTCAAGCACGCCAAAAAGATGAAATAATGAATGGCAAGCCATGGCATGACTCAGATGAAGGGAAAGTTTATTTTAGATCAGAAGATTTATTTATCTACCTTGAAGCACGCAGATTTAGATATCCCTCCCAGCATCAGATCTGGTCTTGGCTGAGGACAATTGGCGGTGATAGGAAAACATTTAAAATAAAATCTAAAACAGTTAAAGTTTGGTCAGTACCTGAACCTGATTTTTACGATGATGATGATATGCTAGATATACCAAGTGCTATAACAGAGGATTTTTAAATGTCACCTTATTATAAACAAACTGTTCCTTGTGACTGGTGCGGAGAACATACCCATGGCAGAATATTAGAAAAAGACATAGTCTGCGGAAGCTGTAAGAAAGTAATGATTAACGACTGGGAGGGAAATTTCAACGACAAAGAACCCGAAAGATATCATGAATGGATCTTATGGAAATTTAGAAAGGAAAATGATGAGCCGCGTACAGATAATTCTCGGACCTCCAGGAACAGGCAAGACAACAAAGCTCCTGAACATAGTTGAAAGGTCTCTTAAAAAAGGCGTGCCACCTGAGCGCATAGCATATTTAGCTTTCACTCGTAAAGCTGCATCTGAAGCTCAAGAGCGTGCTATGGTACAGTTTGGATTTGATGAAAGCAGGTTTCCTTACTTTAGGACTCTACACTCGCTTGCTTTTAAAGTCTTAGGATTGCAGCGAGACGAAGTAATGACCAATGAACACTATCGCAAGCTTGGCAAGATCTTAGGAGTAGAATTTAAAGGCATTTACGATGAAGACATAGGAATGCACACAGGCTATGGATTAGGTGATAAGTGCTCAAGAGTTGAGTCTCTGGCAAGAGTTGGCCTTAGATCTATTGAAAAACAGCACAGCCTAATAAACCAAAACGATTTAACTCTACACGCTGCAATTCAATATGACAGATGTTTAAAAACTTACAAGAGAGAGAATGGCCTTTTAGATTTTACTGATATGTTGGAGCAGTTCGGAAGTTCTTTGCCTATAGACATTTGCATAATTGACGAAGCGCAAGACCTTAGTTCTCTGCAATACAGGATGGCAATAATGGCTTCTAAAGAGGCATCAGAGATTTATATAGCCGGTGATGATGATCAAGCAATATTTGGCTGGGCAGGGGCAGACGTCAATAAATTCTTAAACCTTAAAGGTGATAAGGTAATTTTACCACAATCTTACAGGATACCAAGATCAGTCCATTTGCTGGCCAATGATGTGGTTAATAGAATTAAAAACAGATATGTAAAACAATGGTCTCCTAAATCTGAAGAAGGAACTGTAGAATATGTTTCAGACGAGCAACAAATTGATTTTAAAGGAACAGGCACATGGCTCTGTATGGCTAGGAGTAAATATCTTCTTAACAGATTAAAGCAATCAGCTCGTCAGCAAGGCTATGCATATTATTATAATAACAGAAGTTCTTTAGACAGCAGTGAGACGCGAGCTATAACTTCTTGGGAGCGTTTGCGTAAAGGTATTGAAGTAACAATGCATGAAGCTAAAAATTTAATAAAGTTTTTTAATTTTAATGTTAAGCTAGAAAAGAAAGAATCTTACAGGATAAATGATTTGGGGTTGCCTAGTGATGCTGCGAGTTTAGATTGGATGGCTATCTTTAAAAATTTCCCAGCAGACGAAAGGGAATATTTAAGGTCTTGCCTCCGCAATGGAGAAAAGTTTACTGACAAACCTCGCATAACAATTTCAACAATCCACCAAAGCAAAGGTGGCGAGGCTGACAATGTTGTTTTACTTACTGACATGGGTAAGTTGAGTTGGGATAATTTAGGCAGTGACGAAGAAAATAGAGTTTGGTATGTTGCTTTGACGAGAGCTAAAGAAAACCTTTTTTTAGTCAGGCCTAGGAGCTTGCGTTATTTCAGCATATGATAAGCTGTTGATTTTAAAGGGAAAGAAAGTGCTTTACACTTCTGCTTTATTGTAATAAGATAGGGTATATTTTGAGAAAGGAAATAATGAAATGAAATGTACATATGGTATAACAACACCCAGAGTTATCTTAGCGGATAAAACTGTTATCGCTCCTAAGATAGTTACTTACCAAGAAGAAGTAACAGTTCAAGGTAATGGTATCTATTACTGCCAATCAGTTAAAGACATCGAAGACAGTTTAATGACTGATGAGCAGATCAGATGGACTGTTAATGAATTTTGTAAAAATGATAAGTCCCCCTACACTTGTGACGATGGCGAACCTAGATTACATTCTGCTAGGAAACTTTTTAAATTATGCGAAGGTAAAAAGTCAAATGACTTGCCACCTTTAGATGTTATCTCTCCTAATAATAAAATGCCTTCACCTAAAGGCAAGTTCCTCAAAAAGCTAGTTGAGAAAAACCCTAGGAAAGAAGCCACCCACGGCTTTCACTCTATGGGTATACTTATCAACTCTGATGAGCCGGTGAGTTATGAAACATATTTAGCTGAAGGTGGTAGACCTCAAGACCTTCGGCATGATTGGAATAAAGGTCACGTGGAGATTGTAAATGGATGAAGTAAGATTTAATGATGAAGAGCTTTTGTTAATCAGGGATGCAGTAGATGGCCTTTGGTGTTCAGATGATATTCTAGACCCTTCTGATTCAGAAAGGGCTAATCAAGTCAGGGTATTTCGCAAAATAGAGAAATTGCTCGAACACCCTATGACGGAGTTTGTTTAATGATAATATTCGGAGCAGGACTTGCAGGCCTTTTATCTGCTAACATGATGCGCAGTCACAAGCCAACTATCTATGAATTTCAAAGTGAGTTGCCAAACAACCACGGAGCTTTGCTACGCTTTAGAAGTGACAAAGTTGGCACAGCCACTAATACTTTTTTTAAAAAAGTTAAAGTCAGCAAGGCAATAAAATACGATGGTAAAATTACCACAGAGCCTAATCTGTTCTTGAGCAATCTATATTCTCAAAAAGTTACAGGTGCTATATCAGACAGGTCTATTAATAATTTAGATAGTGCTGAAAGGTTTATCGCACCTTGGACTCTCATAAGTGATATGGCTGAGGGCTGTAATATTACATATGATAAAAAAGTTGATAGAGCTTTGGTTGAAGAGTTGTCTGAATGGGAGCCAACACGCCCACTGATATCGACTTTGCCTATGCCGATGTTAATGAGAATAATGGACTGGGAAGATATACCTGATTTCCCAAAGCAAAAGATATGGACTCAAAGAGCCATAATTGATCAGCCCGATTGCGACATCTACCAAACTATTTATTATCCAGACCCGATATCAAATCACTATAGGACTTCTGTTATTGGTAATGTTGTTATTTCAGAGTTCTCGACTAGACCTGATCAAAAAGCAGGCGGTCACCTTATGGAAAGGTTAATGGACGACTTTGGCATTACACCAAAGAGGCTCATCAACATGACAGACGCTCATCAAGAGTTTGGTAAGATAAGGCCAATTGATGAAAACATCAGGAAAGAATTTATATTTCAGATGACAAGTAAGCATAACATTTACTCTGTCGGAAGATTTGCAACATGGCGGCAGTTATTGCTTGATGATGTTGTTGACGATTTAAAGATCGTCGAAAGTTTTATAAGAGGGAAAGATGATTATTCCCGTTTAGTTCACTCTCAGAAAGGAATCGAAGATGAAAGTTAAATTAGTTAATGCGACCAGCGATGCTGTTGACCTATTGTTGTTTACTAAAAACACAAGGTTGATGAATGATGATGATTCATATTCTAAAATATCAGAATGGCCTGAAGAAAAAAAGCAGGCAGAGCTAGATTATATGCTTAACACCATAAGGTCGTCATGGGAGTTTATTGATTACACATTTGATGTTAGAGACGTAAGCAGAGGATTCACCCACCAATTTGTTAGGACTCGCCAAGCATCATACGCCCAACAATCTCAAAGGACTGTTGATATGGTAGGTTTTAGTTATTATACTCCTGACAGGTTCTATGAGCCTGAAAATGAGAAGCAGAAGTTGATTTATGATCAAGCAATGGAAGCTATTAATATGAATTACCAACAGTTGCGTGAACTTGGCATCCCAGCAGAAGATGCCAGAGGCATACTGCCTACAAATATCCACACCAACATTGTTGCTAAGTTTAATTTGCGAACATTGAGCGAGATGGCTAAATCTAGGCTATCTCCCAGAGCTCAAGGCGAATATCAACAGGTGTTTAAGCTAATGGTAAAAGAGGTTGTTAAAATCCATCCATGGGCAGAGCCATTCTTAACTCCAAAAGAGTGGTCAGCACCATCAATGTCAAAATCTTTAAATTGAGGAGAGACTATGTCTTTTAAACAAAAATACAGCCAATCAGTAGTTAACAAAATTCATGAACTTAGCCCAACGAACTCTGTTAAATTAATTAGCGAGTCTATGAATATGTCAGATAGCACTGTAAGATATATATTAAGGAGAAGGCAGCCCAACATACCTCAAGATGTATTGCTTGAGGCTTACAATGAAGGGTCTGAAAAAACTGAAACAACTTGGGAAAGAATAAAGAAAATTTTAGGAATATCTTAGAAAGGAAATAAAATGAATAGGACTGTTATCGTCGATTTAGACGGAACCATATCTGACACCAGTCAGCGCATGCATCTTTATAAAGAAAAAGATTATAAGGCTTTTAATGAAGCAGGCATAAATGATAAGCCGATAGAGAATGTTTGTAATTTGGTCCGTGGTATAAAAGACTGTGAAACTAAAATTGTTGTAATGACAGCAAGAGACGAGAGTTGCAGAGCTTCTGTGAAAAAGTGGCTTAAATTAAATGATGTTCCTTATGATGACATAATCATGAGACCTATTTCAGATCAATCCCCCGACCATATTTGCAAGTACAGGTTATTTCATAAAAACTTTGAGTATTCAGATATCTGGTTTGTTCTTGAGGATAGAAAGTCAGTTGTTGATATGTGGAGAGGTGAGGGTGTTACCTGCTTGCAAGTTGCTCCAGGAGATTTTTAATGGGATTAAGAGTTTTAGGTAATGACCTTGAGTTGGATGGGGAGAAAGTCGCAAGGCTTTTCGACCTACCGGCAAAACGTCAAGATTTAATTGAGATGATTAATAAAGCAAATGATTATGAAGTGGATGTAGAAGATGCATTCTGGAGAGGCAAGAATGACTGATTCAAAAAGCCCAGCTGAGTGTATTGAAGAAGCACTTAAAACATTTAAGCAACGCAATGAAAGTTATGGCGACAATTACTTGCAACACGGCAGAGTAATGTCTGCTTTATTTCCTGATGGTATAAATTTAAAGACAGTTCAGGATTGGAACCGGTTCGGCATAATAAATATGGTTGTTGCCAAGCTAACTCGCTATTCTCAAAAGTGGCCAGAAGTCGATGAAGGAACAATTGATTCAGTTCACGATATGGGCGTTTATTCATTCATGCTAGAGTCAGTTGATTCATTTGAATTAGAAGAAAAAAATAAATTGGAGAGATTATGATTGTATTTGATTTAGAGACTACAGGACTTCCTAAAGCTGAAGGGTCTGATTTAGACCTTCAACCTAGGATAATTGAATTCGGTGCTATAAAAGTAACCGATGGAACTTTTGAAGAGATGGAAAGAATTGAGTTTATGTGCAATCCTGGACATAGCCTTGACCCAAAGATAACTAAAATAACAGGAATAACAGATGAAGACCTTAAAGATAAAAAGCCTTTTATTGCCCATTTCGAGGAATTATCCCATTGGTTTTTAGGGCAGAGGTCTCTTGCTGCACACAATTTATCTTTTGACAGAAAGATATTAAGGTATGAACTTGAAAGAATTGACAAGGTGACTAAATTCCCTTGGCCTTTTAATCACATTTGCACTGTTGAGATCGGGCAGGGCGTATGGGGTAAGATGCGCAAGCTAGGAGATATCCATTTAGAGGTAACTGGTAATGAAATTAAAAATGCCCACAGATCTTTAGCTGATGTGGAGGCAACCATAGAAATACTGAAATGGTATAAAAAAGAAGGACACATATAGTGCTACACATAAGAACTAGGACAGAATATTCTTTCCGCAAAGCATATGGCCCAATTCAAGGAATTGTTGATGGTGCGAGCGAAGCAATTGGTATCGCTGATACAGGCACTTGGGGTCATGTGGCTTTTAATAATGCTTGTAAAAAAGCAGGAGTTAAGCCGATATTTGGGGTTGAGATAGCAGTTGTAGAAGATTCAACTGAAAGAACTAAACAACCTTCAAACTCAATGGCGTTTATAGCAAAGAATAATTCTGGGCTGACTGAGGTATATGAACTTGTTACTAAAAGCACGCAAAAGGAAAATTTTTATTATTTCCCAAGGATAAGTTATTCTGATTTATTTGATATCTCTAGTAATGTAATAATTTTAAGTGGTAGCCATCCTGATTGGGGAATGCTTCCTTTGACCAAAAAAGACGATCTGTACATTGAGATAAATCCTATGAGTTCCCGCAAGGCTTTAGAGTTCTGCGAGAAAAAAGGCTTTAAGCCAGTTGCAACAAGTGATAATTATTATCCCAAAGTTGCAGATAAAAAAGCATATGAAGTTTTAGTTGGCCGCAACAGAACTGAAAGAACCTCTCCTATGCATCTTTTAAACGAGTGGGAGATTTTAGATTGCATTCCTTGGTTGCCTGATGAAGCCATAGCCAATACATATAAAATTGCTGATTTGTGTAATGTAGATTTACCAGTTGCGCAAATGATTTCTTTCAAGCCTGAGAAAACTTTAAGACAAATGTGCATAGACGGAGCGCCATCAAGAGGTGTAGACTTATCCGACCCAGCATATAAAGATCGTTTGGAACGAGAACTTAATATGATTTCAAGCAAAAAGTTTGAAGATTATTTTTACGTTATCGCTGACATGATAAATTATGCTAAAAAGCATATGTTAGTTGGGCCAGCTCGTGGCTCTTCTGCTGGATCTTTAGTTTGCTGGTTGACAGGGATTACAGATGTTGACCCTATATTTCACGACTTATTATTTGAAAGGTTTATAGATATAACTAGGGAAGACCTGCCAGACATAGATATAGATTTCCAAGATGACAGGCGTGAGATGGTTTTCCAATATCTTAGGGATAAATATGGTGCTGAAAAGGTTGCCCATTTAGGGACTGTTAGCCGGTACAAAGCTAAAAGCACAATCACTGAAGTTGCTAAAGAATTAGCAATACCGGCTTGGGAGGTGAATGATTTGAAAGGTGCTATAATAGAGCGGAGCTCTGGTGATGCTCGTGCGGCAATGTGCATTATGGATACCTTTAATGATCTTGATATCGGGAAAGAGGTTCTTAAAAAATACCCACAAATGAAAATAGCCGCAAAGATGGAAAATCACGCTCGACATACAGGTGTCCATGCAGCAGGCATAATAGTCACTGAAGAACCAGTTAGCAAGTATTGCTCTGTAAGTGGGCAAAGCGGTGCAGCCCAAATAGATAAATCAGATGCTGAAGACTTAAACTTACTAAAGATTGATGCTTTGGGGCTAAGGACGCTTTCTGTTTTGCAAGATGTTTTAGATCAGGTCGGATGGGAGAGGGAGAAGCTCGTTAATTTCCCACTAGAAAATGAAAAGGCTTTTAGCATACTTAATGATGAAAAATATGCAGGGATATTCCAGTTTGAAGGATATGCCCTACAATCATTAACACGTCAAATGAAGATTAGCAACTTTGAAGATATTGCAGCAATAACTGCCCTTGCTCGTCCTGGACCATTAAACTCTGGCGGCACAACTGAATACATAAAAAGGAAAGTCGGCTCTGAACCTATTTCTTACCTCCACCCAATGACTGAAGAAATAACTAAAATAACAAATGGTGTAGTTGTTTACCAAGAACAAGTCATGACAATCGCCAGAGATGTGGGTAAGTTAAGTTGGGAGGATGTTTCTCAATTACGCAAGGCAATGAGTAAAAGTTATGGTGAAGAATATTTTGATACTTTTTGGGTAAGGTTTAAGGCAGGAGCTGAATCCCAAGGAATACCTGAAGACCAAGCACTTAAAGTCTGGAAGAATATTAACACAATGGGCTCTTGGGCATTTAACAGAAGCCACGCAATAGCATACGGAATGGTAAGTTATTGGTGTTGCGTTCTTAAAAGCCAGTTCCCTTTAGAATTTGCTGCGGCTTGTTTACGGAATGTTAAAGATGATGATCAGGGTGTAAAGCTATTGCGTGAGGTTGCTCGTGAAGGATTAGTTCACAAACCTTACGACAAATACAAATCTAAATTAAATTGGTCTGTACAGGATGGAGAGCTGATTGGTGGCCTTATCGGCATAAGAGGTATTGGTCCGAAGTTAGCTGAAGACATTGCAAAAAGAAGAGAGTTCAAGCAACCTCTAACTCCTCGCCAAGAAAGTCTTTTAGATAATGGTCAGACTCCATATGACGATATATTTGAGTGCGAACGTAGATTTGGACATATTAAAAAAGACCCCTCCTCTCATAATATAAAAACCCCGATAACTGACATACAAGATCTTGAAGCTGACACTCCAGGAACTTTTGTATTCTTTGGCAAGCTAAAAGAGAAGAATTTAAGAGATTTAAATGAAACTGTTAACCTCGCTAAAAGAGGCGGCAGAAGAGCTGAGACTCATAACCTCTGGCTTAACATGACTTTTGAAGATGACACTGGCCCAATTATATCTACAATTGATAGATTTAAATATCCTAAGATGGGGAAGGCCATAGTTGAAGATGGCAGGCTTGGTGATTGGTATCTAATAAAAGGCACGCTCCGTAAAGGTTTTAGAAAAATATATGTAGACAAATGGAGAAAACTCTCATAAGCCTTTGTTTTTAAAGGGAAAGAAAGTTACTTTATTTCTGACTTAACGCTTTACTTCTCTGGCTAAAGAGCGTAAAACAAGGTATATTTTGAGAAAGGAAATAAAATGAAAACACCAGTTTACACAAATACTAATGATACCTCGCCTAGAAACACTCCAGATTTCCAACACTTTATGGAAACTTTAGAGGCTTTTGAAAACTTAGACCGCGAGGTAAAAAAGGAGGATGACAAAACTTGGAATCATAGAGATTTAGAGGCTAGGATTCTTTCAAACCGAGACCGTTATGGGCAGATAATTAATCAACTTACTTCAGCTGAAAAATCAGTTGCTTCGAGATTTAGGCCTCTTATGGAAGCGTGGCGAGTTAATTATAGAATTGAGAAAGGAATATACGATGGAAAATAAACATAACCCAAATGCGAGAGAGATCACTGACTGGATCGGTAATTCAAGAATTACTTGGTGTGGTCCTTTTTCAGTTGCCACTGTTGCTGGTATTAAATACGAGCCAGCTTACCAAACTCTAAAAACAATTAGAGGTAAGCGTCATTGCAAAGGTGTTACTATTAAAAACATCACAAAGGCTTGTCAGAGATTTGGTGTTGACCCTAAATACACCGCTCTTAAAAAGCGGAGAGTTCTTCGTAAATTTATTGACGATGGTCATCTTGAGGCTGGTAAAGTTTATATTGTTGAGATAACTAAGCATGTGCTTGTTATTGATACTCGTGATTGGACGACTATTGACAATCAGGTTCCTGAGTGGAGAGCAATGGATGCTTCCCACCACTGGGCAA